TGTTCCAGACGGCCCCCAGGATCGACGAGAGACCCGGCCACACGGCATTCCAGACTGCAACGATGACGCCGAGCGCAACGCCGATGACGGCCACGATCGCACTGAATGCGACCTTGATCACCGTCCAAATGTTCTGCATCGCCTGGATAATCATCGGGCTGTTCTGGTTCCACCAGTCCCGGAACTTGTTGAACTCCTGGACCACGAACTGCACGACAGCACTCACGGCCGGACCGAACGTTGACTGGAGCCATGCCACCACGTTGTGAAACGCGGCGACCAGCATCGGCCAGGCGGCCTGCGCAGCCGACACGATGTCTGACCACACCTGCTTGACGACGTTGCGGAACCCCTCGAAGTGGGTCCAGCAGTACACGATCGCAGCGACAACCGCCACGATGATGAGAATCCACCATCCGAGCGCGAGACTTGCTCCTTCAGCCGCTGCACCAGCCGCCGTCTCCGCGCCGGTCAGCAACGCAAACATCTTGACAATGTTAAGGACCGGACCAATCAGATTGACCAGAACCGATCCAACTCCGAGCAGAACCAGGAAGAACGACAGCAGATTGGGGTTCAAGGTATTCAGATGGGAGATGAAATCCGCCAAGCCGGTCAATATCGGAAGAAGAGCCGCTCCGATGGGGGCCGCAGCCTGCGCAATGGCAACCAGAGCCTTCCACAGCGCACCGATGAATCCCAGTACGGCTGGCATCTGTTCCTGCACGTACTTGATAAAGGACTTGAATCCTTCACTCTGCCCCATCTGGATGCCCCACGCAGCGAACTTGGCCGTGAGGTCCTGGAACCCAGTCGCAAATCCGACAGCGAAGGGAGCGAAAGCTTGGAGCATCCCGGCCAGGCCCTTGATGATGTTTCCGAACGCCGTCACCATCGCGGTCATCACGGGACCGGCGATCTGCGCCATGGTTGCCATGAACGAACGCCAGAACGGACCATTGAAAGCCGCGATGAACCGAGCCTCCAGGGTCTGTGCCGACGTCATCATGCCATTCATGAGCGGAGTCAGCAGCGGAATCTGCTGCGCCATGAACTGCAACCCTTGTGCCGCCATGGCGAACATGCCCGGCTTGAACTGGGTTGCGAACGTACTCCACGCGCCCGACAGCGCATGGACGCCATCGACCACTTTCTGTTCGGCCGGGCTCAGATTGTCGTAGGCGGCCTTGATCTGGGCTAGGGCCGCATCCCTCTGCTTGTCCGTGACCGCAAGGTTGTAAGCCTTCTGGGCAGACTGCATCTTCGTGAGGGCATCAGAGATTCCGCCGAAGTTCGAGACGGCCACGCCAGCGAACAGGCCAGCGCCAGTAGCAGCCGCAGCGAACCCCACTGCCAGCGCTCCAACACCGGCGGCTCCCACCGCGCCGATCGTGATGAGAGCCGGACCGAGCGCCAGAATGAACATGGCCAGCGCGTTGACCTGGTTGCTGGCCCTGGACGATGAGGAACGAAGCCGATCGATCCATCGAACGGCCTGACCGTCGGGATCGACCTTGATCTCGACCTTTTCGTCCGGGATGGCCTTGAGCGCAAGTTCCAGTTCAGCGATGTGCGCGAGCGCCGCACCGATGTCCATATTGACGGCGACATTGGCATTCTGGATGGCGAGCAGTTGCGCACGCAGATTCTCGATCTCCGCCTGCGCGGCACCAGTATCTAGATCGACCTTGGTATTGACGGCATTGGTCAACGATTCCAGGGCAGCACGAAGCGTTTCGACATCAGCCAGCCCACTGGCGATGGGCACTTCCACCGGAACCGTGATGTCATCATTATCCAGGCTGAACAACGCCAACTGGAGGTCGTCGACCTCACCCATCGCTTCAGCGGTGTCAACCTTGACCTTCGTTTCCGCTTCAGTCGCGCCAAGTTCCTTCAGCCTCGCATCGAACCGGTCGAGTTCGGCCATGGCCTCGACCATGTTGTCGATCTCGATCTTGGCGGAAAGTTCAGCGACCGTGGGCACTGCGCGCTATCCACCCTTCCTGTCCGACTGACGCTTCTGCTCCTTGGCTTCCGCGTCCATGGCTGCCAGCGCAATCCTGGTCCACCACACCGGCTTCTTGGCCAGTTCCCATGGTGGCACGCGGAGGTATCTGGAGGCCTGAATGAGTGCCCACCATTCAGGAGCCTCGCCAAGTTCTCCCCCGGTCGCCAGCCAGCGACCGAGGGACGTCAGTTTCCCGCGCTCTGGTCCTCGTTCACGGCGCGAATGATGCCGACCAGGAGCGTAATGGGAACTTCTCGCGCGATCGGATCCTTCTTGAGCAGTTCCTTCTTGTCGAACTTCGTCCTGACCTGCTCGCCATCACTCGTGATGACATTGCCAGTCCCCGGGGGGAGCGCGAGCGCGATGGGTTCTCCGCTGTTGTCTTCGAGATCCCACCAGATGACCATGTCACGAATCATGGTAATGATGCGGTACGGGTCCTTCTTGGCTTCCTCGTCGATATCGGACAGGTCTGCCACGGTGTAGGACGAAGGCCGGTACTTGATGTTCAGGCGACCTCCGCCGGGGAACTCGACGACCAGATCCTTGATGTCGCTGAGGGCTTCCTTGATACGCATGAGCGAAGTGTGCCACAACGGACGAGACCCCCTCAGGTCAACTGAGGGGGTCTCGTGGAGCCGGATCACCATCGGCGCGGGATCGAGCCTACAGCAAGACGAGGCCCCCTCCCGCAGGGTGGGAAGGGGCCTCGTCCCAGGAGTGAGCAGGTGTCCGGTCCGCTCGGGTAGAGCCTACAGCGTGGTGGTCGTCGTGCACACCTTGACCTGGTAGGTCTTGTTCCAGACCGAGTCGTAGGTGGCGGCGAAGTCCCAGGTGATGGCGTACACGCCGTCCGCGTCCTCGAACGGCTCAATGTCCTTGATCTGACCTGCCATGTCGATGGTGAACGTGTGATTGGGAACCACACCAGCGTTGGTGTAGATGTTCGGCCCAGTAGCAACCAGCCGGAGGAACTGGGTCGAACCGTTGCGCATCTTGGTGAGGTTGGCCATGGCCGCTGCATCCGCCATCTGCATGACGGAGAACTCGACCTTGGGCTCGATCTCGACCGTGTTCACGAAGGAGTTCTGCGCCGAGTCCACAACCCACAACGGACCGAACCGATCCGAGATCTTGATCGTACCCTTGAGCGCGCGAGTCAACTTCGTGGTACCGAGAGCCGCCGCCGTGGGGTCGAGGAAGACAGACCAGTGCGTAGGCCTGACCGGGATCTGTGCCAGACCGGTCGGAGAACTGGTCATGGTGATTCCGTCGGTGATCGCGTTACCCATCAGGGTACCGCCGATCTTCGTTTCACTACGAGACCAGTCGAGGTTGAACGCAGTGATGATGCCGTTGGTCACCTTGTGGGCCCGGACAGACGAACCCTGCTCCAGAGTGAACGTCTTGGGAGCGTCGTCGCCGAAGGTGGCCGAATCGAACGTCCACGTGAAGGCACCCGTGTGAATCGCGGCGTCCATGGTCTCGACTACGCTCGTCGCGGTCGACATCAGAGACGAGAAGATGTACGGCAACTCGGTGTACACCGGCATGCCGGACAGATCCGCCTCGGACCATTCCTTGCCGACGATCGCCAGGGAAGGGTACTTCTGACCGATGGGGAGAACGGTCGAAGACTCGACCTTCGGGCCCAACTTGAAGCCGAGGGACTGGAGTCGCTTGGTAGCGGCAACGGACGTGCCGGGCACGGTCTCGACGCCGATCTGTACTGACTGGCTAATCGAACTGCGTTCCGCCACGACGAGCCCCTTCCTGATGAATTGTTACGCGTCAGGAAGAAGTCTCGCCGCCACGGCGGAGGCGGCGCACCCCACAGGCGATGGAGAACATGGGGCGCGATACCTACCGCACGTTACCCCTCAGGGGGTATCCTCCAGGCCGCTCAGGTGGCATTGACGATGGCCTTCATGTCAGCGGCCCACTGAGCCGTTCCGGCCCTCGACGCTTCCCACAGGAACACGCGACGCAGTTCGGGGAATCGTCGACGCAACTCGATCATGTTCGCCTTGCACTGCGCGTTCGTCCAGTGCTTGGCATCCGAGGCAATCATCATCCCGACACTGATCTTCTGAATCGGGATGCCCGCGTTGATGGCCTGCTGAATCCGCCCGGCGGCTGCATCCACCGACACCTCGGCATCGTAGAACTGCTGCCCGTACGACGTGAGTTGGCCAGCCTGGTGGCACGCGACGGCACACTTGAGGTACGTGTCGATGTCGCCCGGAGTGTAGGTGATGGCGAAACCGGAACCGAACTTCTTGACGAGAGCATTCTCGATCGCACGGATCTGCGACGGAACGTTGGGGCCCTTCTCGTTGTCCCAGTCGAGCCCGTCGAGGAAGCCCAGATCGTTCTTGATCGCAACGCAACTCGCCACGAACGCATCGGCATTGGTCAGATCCAGCACACCGGCCGACCCGCCGACGGACAGCACGAACGGAATACCCTTCCCGCGCATGATGTTGGCCTGTCGGATGAACTCCGCCCGGCCGTCGATCCCATAGCCGATGAGTGCCAGCGGTGACCCCATGCCGAACGCCATGCGGACCACGTTCACTTCGGGCGGAGTGGTCGAGAGAAGCGGCTGGTTGGTGCTGAACATCATCTTGTAGAGCGCGATCTCGCGGGCCGGGTACACCATCGTGCCTGGCTCGGGATCTGGCGCCACCTTGGCCAGAACCGACACGACCGATCCAGCCTTTACGGCCTTCAGGAACTCGGCCGCCGTGCCGTGACCCGACAGCACGTAGCCGCCGGGGGGGATCGAGATGACGTTGGTGGAACCGACCCCCGCCTTTCCGTCCAGACCGACCGGAACCTCCCAGCCCCACTGGTTACGAGCCACGGTCGTGCTCTTGGTGATGATGATCAGTTGGTTCACTCCCCGGCCGCCGGGGAACTCGTTACTGAACGGGTCGATCGCGGTGAGAGCGAACGAGGCAGAATTTCCGATGACGACCGTGTTGGCCCCGTCCGGGAACGTGACGTGCGTGGGGTCCGGCGGATCCGGTGGTACCACGACGGGGGCGGCGTTCCACGTTATATCGATCGTCGTGGTACTGCCGTCGGGGTTGGTGATGACGATGTGGTTCGGGGTGATGGCCATGTCAGTCCTTCGAGCACCTGATCCGGTACATACCGCCGAGATGACGGTACGTTGCCCCCTCGACGATCTCCGGACGCTGGATCACCATGTCACGAACGCACGTCAGGGAGCCGCCACCAGGGAACGTGTAGGCTATACCCTGAATCAATTGATGAACACGCGAGGCGATCGGGATGAGAGGAGTCCACGAATCACACAGTCCGACTGCAGTGATGTCGTACAGGTTCGATGTGTCGATCGTGAGACCTTGAGCATTCTGGACGTCACGGGGCGAGATGCACTGGAACACGATCTTGGGAAGTGCGAGTGAGTCGGCCAAGGTCCCGATAGTGTTCTCGATGTGACCGCTGACGAGCGCGTTCAACGTCGAGTCTCCATTGAGGACTCCATAGAGCCACGGCTCGACCAGTTCAACCGTCTCGATGGACGCGGTCATACGGCACACGCTTTCTTGATGGCGTTCTCAACGAATTGAGCGAAGATAGGTTCCGCCTGATGTGCTCCAGGTCTTACGACGGGACGCGCGGCCTGATGGACCGTTCCGAACTCCTGGAAGCCGGAGTAGAACCCAGCACCCAGATACCAGCCCACGACGACCTCTGCGGACCACTCCGTCAGTTCTCGCACGTTGATGGTCCCAGCGATGAAACCAAGGCGCTTCCAGACGGTATCCCGGTACACATCAGCCAGATCGTTGGCGAAATCGTCAAGGGCGTGACCGACTTCGTCCTGAAGGGCATCTCGCACCTTCAGGACGTCGTTACGCTTGATGACGATGTGGGTCGGCAACTCCTACTTGCCCCCTCGCGACCTGCGCGTCGCAGCAGCCTTCCTGGCCATACTGGAGCGCTTGACGTGCGTGTTTCCGGCGTTCGAGATCTCGGCCGCCTCCTTCTTCGTCTTGCCCTTCCGGCGCAACGCCCTGTAGACGTCCTGCCGAGCAGCGTAGACGAAACCCTTCTTTCCACCTGCGTCGCTGACCATCAGACCCTCCGGGCGTTGAGTCGCTTGGCTACCGCCAGCCTACTGGCAGGAGTCTTGTCGCCGATGATAAGCCATATGTCGCCGTTCGAGACATTGACGATATGGTCACCTTCCCGAACGTCTTCATCCAGTCCGCACAGGATGGTGGCCGTTTCCGGACCGAATGTGGAGTCCACGTATCTTCCTGGCATGATGTCGACCACCGATCCGAATCGGCACGCCATGGTGCCGACCGTGGGCCACGTCTCAGTCTGACCGCCAGCCCCGTCTCCGGACAAGACGCGTCGATCGATTCGGCCCGTGTCGAGAAGGGTCGTGGCCACCAGGCGACGACCGCTCTCCACTGCCGACTCGATGCTCACAGCAGGCCGTTCTCCCGCAGGTGCTCCTTCTGCTCGTCCGTCAGGGCCTCGCTGTCGGGCCGCTCGGCGTACTCCGGGTGCGCCTCCGCCGTGGCGTCGCGGTACCACACGGCTTCGACGGTGCCCGCTTCAGCCGGAACCCCGCTCTCGACCTCCGGCTGGATGACCTTCTTGGTGACCACTGTTCCTCCTACGCGAAACTGCTGCTGTTGACGAGCAAGGTTGTTTCGTCGACTGCGTCCACGATCCCCGCTGCCTCGCCACGGAACTGCCAGGATCCTGCCCTGTTGAGTGTGACTGATGCCTCGAAGAAGCCCTGATCGCGACGCGTGAAGATATCGGCAGGATACGTAAGGATGGTCAGAGAGCCAGTCGGATCTATGACGAGACACCGCGCAACGGTCGGATCGGTCGGGACACCGTTCAGATAGAACTTGATCTCGACGAGGACGCGTTGGCCCGGAAAGATCGCTTCCACTGTCGCCTCCCTACGTCCGTCGAATACGAATGATGGCCTTCGCCGCCCGATTGACGGTCACCCGGGTGATTCCCGGACGTCCGAACACTCGTCCCAGGAAAGTACTGGCGAACGTTCCGACTGCCGTGACGGATCCCGCGAACAACTTGACGTAAGCCTTACGGAACGCGCCGGTCGGCGTAACGGAGCCGGTGAACGGCAGTTTCTGTATGATCTTGTATCCACCGCCCACGGGGGTGATGGATCCCGTCAGAACCTTCTGGGCCCGCTTGATGAACGCGCCAGTCGCCGTGACCGAGGCCGTGAACACCCGAACGACGACCTTCAGCAGGGTTACGACACCAGCCGCCGTAACTGATCCAGTGAAGGGAATCTTGGTGACGTTCTTCGTCATTACCCCCGTAGCCGACACGGATCCGGTAGGGGTGATGGCGCTCTCGAACAACTCGAACAGAATCCAGTACCACTGACCCGTACCGGACGAACCGGTGAAGTTGACCGTCTTCGCTCCAGCCGCACCGACGCTCTGCTTAACTCCTGCGCAACCGTTGAAACTTGTGTTCGAGAAGAACTGGAATGATGTCTGATCCGATGAGGAGAGGGTGAACCCGCCAGTGTCGGTCCATTCCGATGCGGCGGCAACGATGGTGGAGTTGGAGGCCGTCGTCGTGAGTGTCCCGTTGAAGGATGTGGTGCCCGCGTTCGGTGATCCCTTGTTGCTGGCTCCCAGCCGGATGGTTCCCGTCCCGGTGGCCTTGTAGACCGCGACCCCGGCACCATCGGCGGTACCTGGAGAGACGGTGACGGTTACCGTTCTGGACGTAGTGCTCGTGGCGACGAACGTGTACATGGACACAGCGCCACCCTGGCCAGCACCCCCTGGGTTGGAGTTGTTGGCCAGTGCGCGCTGCGTCCAGGTGCTGCCCAGCGAATCGGTGACCGCTGGAGTCGTTGCCGTCACGGGGAAGACGGATCCGAATCCCAATACGAACAGGAAGTCGCCGACGGCCGGACTGAAGGAAGCCGACGTCCGCGTGCCTGAGGTCGAGTTGACCATAGGCGCAACCTGCGTGATGGTAATCGTCACGATCGGATCCGCTCAGCCGCCGCTGGGGAACGTGATCTGGTACGTAGCCGCCAGAGATTCGGCAGACAGTAGGTTGACGACCGTGAAGACACTCCGATCGAGCATCACGCCACCACCGGTGGCAGCCTGCGAGAAGATTCCGTGTTCGGTCGCCGCCACGCCCGCACTCACGGTGATGGTGGCGGTCGTCTCGTACGTCTTCGGATCACCCGACTTCTCGCCGAGTGATCCAGTCGGACGCGTGTTGGCCGTCGAGTACTGAGTGGTGAGTTCGGTGGTCAGACCCGTATTGCCTACCGCCTCTGCGACACTGGACGTTCCGAGTCCGTGAAACCGCATGTTCTCCAGTTCGACCAGGTTCTGGAACGCATCGACGATGAAGCCGACGCCCGTGTCGGTTACGACTCGGCACGACACGAGGCCGAAGTCCTGCATCGAACCGTCGCGACGGAACGCGCTCAGCCACAGATGACCGATGGGACGACCCAGAGTGCCCCTGTCGAACCGCTCCTGGTCCACCAGGGACCGAACGAAGTTGGCCGTGTTGTCCTGCTGCCACGCCCGACGGACAGCCGCCAGCCGGGCGCGTAGCCCTCGCTGAGGGGTGCCGTAGCGGATCGCGTCATCGAGGTTGTTAATGACGGGCCGCTGCGGGGGCGCGAGGCGTCGCACCGAGACAGCACCCGTCGCCCTGGACGTGTTCATCGGACTCCTAACGATCAGCTTTTCTTGACGACGACCGAGTCAGAAACGGTCACGTTGGCGACGAGGTCGCTCGCTTCGCTCTCGTCGTCGATGAAGTGGGGGTTGAACTTGTACGCATCGCGACGAGACCACGAGGTGGAGTTCGACATGACCATCGAACCGACCACTCCGGTACCGAGTCCAGCACCCGTCATGGCCTGGTCGATATTCGCGAAGTCCAGTAGCGAAAGGTTCATCTGCGGCTTGGATTCCTTCGGCTGGAACTGCCAGCCGATCGAAACTCCACCGTCCGCAGAGATGGACTGATTGCTGAGGATGTCGGGGTTGACCAGTACCCTCTTGACGGCCTCAGCCACGCACATCACAACGAGCCGCTCGGGAATGATTCCGGACGCAACCGCGTCAGCGAGCGACGGCCGATACACGTCCACCAGCACGATCGCATCGTCGATCAGCGTACTCGCGAGATCCGTTTCGGCATCGGACAGGGGACGCCA